TTGCACTTGATGGGCAATACTGGTGTCGGTAAAACTGAGCTAGTAGCAAGAATCATCAATGAAATGGCCTGGAAGCATTGGCTGGATTATGTCAACCAAGAGACAGGAGAAGTTGACTTGCATGCCCTTAAATATGCTCGTCAAATCGGACAAAAGTTTTGGAATGGCTTTGCTGGCCAACTTGTGACCTATGCTGATGATTTTGGAGCCATGAGGGAAGACCCTTTCGTTCCTGAAATTCTCATTATGTGTGGTTGTGATGTTTTCTTACCTGATATGGCATCTCTTTCGGATGCATCCGTAGGTATTAAAGGAACCGCATATTATGGGGAAATGCTGATTACTACTTCAAATGCTTTTGGATTTGTGCATAATGAAATTACCAACCCTAAGGCCGTGCTGAGAAGACGTAACCTTGTTGTTAGAGTTGACTGTGATTCTGAAGTGTACGAAGTAAAGAAAGGCAAGGTCAACGTGGATAAATTGAATGAAAGATATCCAGATGTTGAACAACGAAATAAGGCGTGGAGTCACATTACATTTTGCATTGCAAATAGTGTTATTGATGATAAGCCCGAATTCGAAACTCGTTATACATTGGAGGAATTTCTTCATTTTCTTGATGCCGAGTTTACTAAGCATAAACAAGATCATTTGGAACACAAGAAAATGAAACAAGCCCATTATTTGAATGACCTTGCACCTGGTGAAAGAGACCCACTTATTAAGAGAATTGCAGCTGATCGGCTTATTTTGCAGGGGCGACATGATATTGAACAAGCGAGAGTTTTTCAAGAAAATGCCGCCGCCTTTTATAAGCATGGATATGATGATGATATTGCTCTAGATCTAAATAAGACAAAGAAGAAAGAAGAAGAAGTAGAACAAGAAGAGGCAGCTTTGCGTCAACAGATGGGAGTTCCTCAAACGACTACCACAACTACTACTACTTCAATTGATCCAAGAAATCAAGGACCCCCTCCTGATTGGTTTCCTCCCCCAGGAGCAACGACCCAAGTGCCACCCTATGTAAATCCTAGGTTTAAGAAAAACGAGGAAAGGAAACTTGCAGAGGATGGAAGCCCTATGTTGGATGTTGATGACATTAAGAATCTGCCCAAAAGTTTCAAAGTGCATTTCAACAAGTTGCCTGTTAATACCAAAACGCAAGTTATGGTTGGAATGAGTGCTGCACAATACTTCAGAACTTACAAAGAAGCAAAAGAGAGGATTAATAATGTTCACAATTATACACCTGGGCCTTTCAAAATCGACAATCTTTTCGAAGATTTATCAAAGTTTGATTTGACACAACATTGTCTTGAAACAGTTGGAGCTAAAAACTCTTGTTGTGCCAAAGTCAAGTGGGGTGATTTTGTCCGCAACGTTAAAGATTTTCGATGGGGATACTCCTGTGGCTTTACCAAGTATGACGATTCTACTGACCAAAATGGAATCAAGATGGAAGGCCATTGGACTAGTCCCGCAGTGTTGAATATTTTTGATCTCGGATGTGA